TCCATGATTGCACGTTCTTGTTCAGGAACAAAACGAGCTTCTAATTGAGCAGCATAGAATGAGTCCTGAGAAGCTTTCTTAGTAAGGTAAGAAGCTGATTGCAGGTACTGATCAATCGTGAATTGAAACTCCGCTGTGTCCATAGGAACGTATGAAACAGCATTGTCTTCTGTATAGTTAGACGCAGTTGTTTCTCCGATGGTTGGAATTGTAAAGGTTGTTCCGTCAGGAAAACCTTCTAGCATACGGACATACCGTTGTGCTTGCATTTCATCCCGAAGGATGTCTTTTAGTTCTGAGGAGTAAACCTCTGAACGGATAAGCCTTTGCATATCCGCATTTGATGAAATCATACCAGCCATTTGCTAGTCCTTTCTATGAGTTGCCGAATTTATCACCCATCTTCATCTTATCTTGGATAAGTTGTTGTTGAATTTTAGGTGAATAATATTGATTAGGATTTTCTCGACGTAGATTCTGGTAGTAAGACCAGTTCCTATCAGCCGAGGCTTGCATGTTGACACCCTCAGTACGAACCGAACCTTGAACCATAGGGCTAAAGGTTTTTTCTGGTTGACCGATAAGAGTAAAGAATGCTGAAGGAGATTCAGATGCAATGTCACGTAAACGATCCATTGACATACCTAGCTCTTCAGCTTTTTTCTGGACTGTAGCCGCCGCTTCAGTACCAAAAGAACTTTCTAACTCTTTATCAACTTGAGAAAGATTCTGCTGTACAGTGCTATTTTTCTCTCGTTGAGTAAGTGTCTTTTCAACAAGGCTCTTCAAAGTATCCTCATCAACAACTCCAGTGGTATTCTGTGTGTCAATGCTACCATTATTATTATTGGACTCTCCGTTATTCACTGTGGTAGTTTCAGTGGCCTTATTTTGGAGTTGGGCTAGAAGATCGGCTTGATAATCTTGCTTCTTCATATCCTCTCGCATTTGGACTAATTGATCTTCAAGATTCTTAATATAGCCATCTGCTTCAAGTTTACCTTTAGCAAGAGTCTCAGGGTCACGCCAATTCTCACCCTTTGTCTCTACGAGTTTATCCAGAAAAGAAGTCTGTGGTGAGGCTTCTGTCTGTGTCTGCTCTGCGTTCTGTTCAGGCTGTTTGGTTGCAGCACTGTCAGTAAATACCATAATTTTATTCCTTGTCTAAGTTGATAATGTCAAGCACTTGGGTTAGTGCTCTGTTGTAACCGATACGATCAGCTACTTTGTGTGACCAAGAAGGACAATCGTAGTCCATCGTAGTCGGTCTATTCTCAAGCATAGACTCAAGAATTACTTCAAGACGTAGGAGGCTTTCTCTGTTAGATGAAAGCACTTGACTAACTTTAGCTTTTTCTTCCTTTGTCTTACAATCTTTGAACCAAGAAGATTTCATTACTTTTTCTTCTTTGTTACCATCTTTTTCATAGTTTTAACTGGTTCTTTTTTCTTGGCTTTACCGCCGTAAGGTTTGTTCTTTGGCATTATAATCCTAGCTCCTGTGCTTGTGCTAATACTTCTTGGTTTTCCATCTCAGCTTCTTGGACTTGTAATTGAGTTTCTAGTTGTTCTTGGACTGAGATATTCTCTCCGAACAATGTCATTTCGCCTAACTCTTCTGCGAGTATACGGGCAAACTCTTTGCCTGACATGTGGGCTGCAACTGTTGGGTCTTGCAGTTTTAATTGGTAAAGCTGTGTAAGGCTCTGTACTCTACGAGCACGTTCAGCAAAGTGTCTAGCCCCCATAGCTACGATCTTACCATTAGCTGTAATGTCATCTTTAGTTATAGTTCTAAAGATAATAGCATTAGCTGCACTGTCGAATACCCGAACTGTGTCAGCTATATTCATTCGACGTCTTGATACTTCAAACATAGCATTCAAAATAGGTTCCAAGAATACTCTCTCAAAGTGTGCTGTCTTATGTTCAAAGATACGTGAGGATGCATTCTGTAAGGTTTGTACCTCAAAGGCTGTCTTCTCCCCTGCTGTGCGTATTCCCATAGCTTGACGGGGTGCACCAGCCATCTCTTCCATTTTGTCCTCTAGTGCCCTAATTTGCAGGTCAGCGTTCAAGGCTGTTACATCAGGAGCCAAGTAACCTACGTCACCCTCTTCTCCCATGTATATACGGGTAGCAGGTGCAAAGTCAAAGTCTTCTACATCACCCCTGATTTTAATAATAGGGTAAGCGATCTGATCGAATACGTCAGCCTTTAGGTTTTCTAGGTGATCAATACGGTACTGCATACCGACAAGATTATCTAGTGGACCCATAGCATAGAGG